TATATTTACCATTAATAACACCAGCAAAAGTGCTGCCAGTATCATCAACATTGAGCCCAACTTGGAGAGCGGGGGTGTAATCAAGAACACCAGCCATGGTGAGTGCCGAAGCAACGTCAGCAGAGCAGATGATCGTGTTACCCTTTCCTCTACGAGTTCTTTGAGCGATAGCGTTAGCATCGCGCTCTAGTTGGAACAGAAGACCTTTGAACTTCTCAACTGACCAACGACCGTTGGAGTCAACATCAAGGTCAAAGATACCAGCAGTAGCAGTGTTTGCTTGAGCGCCAGCTTCAGCAATTTGATAAACGGTACGAACAACTTCTCTGTTGATTTCTGCAAGGATTTCAGTTGAGAGAATGTTCGCAAGTTCTGCTTCAGCATCAAGACCGTGAATAGCCTTAAGGTCTTGAGCGAGTTCGAGTGAATACTCGGCCTTCAGTGCTCTTGACTTTGCGGCAACAGTGACTTTCTCAATCGAGAAATTCATCTCGTTGAAGAAGTTGTTCGCAGTATCTCCGAGTGCTTCAGCGTCGGTGGTTGCCATTGCCTGACCTACGTTGTAGGTTCCAGGTGAGGCATCGTTGAGAACCGATGGATTGCTACCAGTTTGGGCAGCAGTGGTGGCGATACCAACAGATGCTTGTGCAGTGTAATCACTTGCGGCAATATCAAAGTTGGCGTCTTGACCAGAGAATCTGGAATCTGCTTCGTTGAAGAATGCTTCGGTTCCAGCAGTACGGTTAGTACCGTAGCGAGTTCTCATTGCAAAGATCAGTCCAGTAGGACCAGTCATTGGTTGAACACCACAAATATCATAAGCAATCAGTTGTGGCATTGAACGTCTGATCAAAGAGATCAGAACAGGGTCGAAACCAGCAACAGGACCTGATGCAGCAGCAGTACCATAAGTACCACCACCAAAACCACCAGTGCCAGCTACGTGGGTTGGGGCTTCTGAAAGGAAACCGCGCTCTTCGCGGAGTGCTCTTTCTTGATTTTCTAGCAGAATAGCGGTTACTCCTCTACGATGTGAATCCTTGATGGGATCAAGTCCTTCACAATTTAAGAGAGGGGACCACTTTTCCTGCAGATATTCTGCGTTATACATTGGAAAATTTCTCCGTTAGTTAAAAAGTGTTTAAGTTATAATTTAAAAATCACTTAATAGAGTATTTTTGAGCTGCTCTGACATACATGTCCATTGACTCTGAAAGAGTTTCTGACGTTGTTCCGAGCATTTCATCATCGTTAACTCTAGATTGAGTTACTGGGGTTCTAGAGAAATAGGATTCTTTAAGAACTTCCAACTTCCCACGATAGTCATTTTCACTAATGAACTCAACACTTTCGGAAAGACCTGCGAGTTTTCCTTTTTGGGTCTCAGAGAGACCTCTAGCAACTTCGTGGAAGATGCTATCGGAAACTGATTCGCTAAGTCTTTGGGTTAACTGAACGTTTCTTTCGATTTGTTCGTTGAGTTTCGACTCCATATCATCAAGTTTGTCTACCATGCTTTCAAGCACATCATATTTTTCTTCAGGGATTTGTACATAATGTTCTTCAAAAAGACCCTTGAGTCCAGTCATAAAGGACTCAGAGAGTTCTGATTTAAGTCCACGCTCTACTTGGAGCGCATTTTCGGTGATCCATTCACCAGCAACATACTCAAGGTATGAATCCACTCTTTCTGTAAGTTCCTGGTGAATTGCTGCTACGTTTTCTTCGAGTGCTTTCTCATAACGAGCAGCAATCATATCGGCAGCTTCTTGAATCTTTGATCTAAGTGCTGTTTCAAAAACAGTTTTTGCTCTTTCTTTAAATTCTTCTGAGAGATCTTCATTACCAAATAAAGCTTGGACATCTTCCTCTACATCAATTTCAATTTCATCTTCATCCTCATCTCCTACTTCTTCATTTTCAACTTCTTCTTCTTCTTCATATCCTTCAGTTTCATCAACTTCGGAAATTACCTCTTCGTCCTCATACTCTTCTTCTTCTGCTCTCATTGCCTTTGCATTAACTACGTTTCTAACAGAAGCAACAGCAGCAAAGTTTAATTTTGCTGAGTCATCTGTAGATCTGTAATTATCAGGAGTAGGACCCCCGAGATCAGTAATAGTTTGCTCAGGAGTTCCGCCAACAAAAGCGCCATTACTCAACATTGGATCCCCAGGTTGAGCAGTCGCATTTACCGCAGACTTGGATTGATTAGTTGCTGTAGCGCCCATTTCTTGTAAATTACCAGTTGACATTTAGATCTCTCCGAATAAATTTAAACTATCCTTTATTCTATTATTTATTTATGAATTAAAGATTTTTGAGGTAATGATTGAAGAGACCAAGTAATTTCTCTTCATTCGCCATTTTATCTGGACTCATTTTCATAGTCAAAAGTCCATTTAAAGTTTGCTCCGCAAGTTTGCCATTTTGCCAAACCCACTCTCTACCCTCCATAATACCTTGAACAAATGCGTCAGGTGCAGAAGGATCTGATACAATATCAGCAGCAGTAGATAACATAAAGTCATCTCCGACATATTTAATGCCATTTCTTTCAACAAGAGATCCAACTCCTCTTGAAGAGACGCCGAGTTTTACGCCTTCGCCAAGAAGAGACTTGGCGATGTTACCCATTGGTGTATCAAGAATTTTTGCTTTTCCTACGAAGTTATTTCCTTCTGCCTTCAAACTTGTGATCATGTGGGACACTCTGTCCAGATTTACAGTTGGTCCATCAGGGTGTCCAAGTTCTCCTAACGCTCTACCACATGTGATATACTTATCGTTGTATTTTTTAACTTCTCTTTCTAAAATTGGAAAGGGGTAGCAACGTCCGTTTCTATTTGTGACCTCTGCTTGAAGAAATGGTCCGGTAATATACAAGTTAGTTTTACCGTTCTTTTCTTCCTTAATGACTTTAATGGATTCGATTTGTTCTGTAATAAGTTTCATGGTTATGCCTGGGATGTGATTTGAACTTCTGCAATATGAAGATGTGAGTTATTACCTTCACCATGAACACTTACTTTTACAGATCTGGATAATACGGCATTTGTCGTAGTAATAACTCCAACTACTGAAGAACTATTTTTCACTATTGTGACAGAAGAATCTGTAACTGCGGATACTAAATTAAAATCAGTATTGATTCCTGAAGGTTGAGCACCAATAATACTTACATGATCACCAACAATGAATGGATTTCCTGCATTTTCCTCAAAGGTAATTACAGTTGTAGTTCCAGTAGTTATGCCAGAAATTCTCTGTCTAGCAACTCTCTCTTTAATAACTTCACTTGTATTTTGTGGAATTAATAGAGAAGATTCGCTTGTAACTGCAACATTATTATTACCATCAACTATAGCAATATGATTACCAGCTCCTACAGAAGTCAATCTTAAATAACCACTTTTAAGATTAATTGCTGAACTGGTGCTGATTCCATTATTAGGAGGAAATACTGCATTCACTAATTGAACAATTTTTAATGCCATTACTCTTCTTCTACCTCTAGTTGTGTGGGATCAAATAATTGTGCTGCAACATATGGTCTCACGTCATCAATCATTTGAACAGATCTATCAAATAACATTTGTTTGATGTTATCCGCCAAATCTGTAGGAGATGCATCAGACATTACCATATCGACAAATTCCGAAGTTTCCATAAATCATTAGTAATTTTAATTATTTATATCTTTTCGCCTTTACTGGTTTTAATTTCAGGTGCTTCCGTAGATTTACCTGATTTTTTTAAATCTGGTTCTTTTATAGATTTACCCAGTCCAATCTCAAGATCCTTAGTGTTTTGATTTTGAGTTTTCTTAACCAGTTTTGAACCAACGTCCGTAATATAATCCATTGGCATTCCGGTACTGGGATCAATCGTTGGCGTTGGGGGAGGAATAATACCAACCTCTTTCTCATATGCCATTTTTTGATCTTGCTCCACAATCTCATGATCAGTTTGATGGAGAATATTTCTTCTGATATAATCAACTGAATAATATTTACCGATATAAGGATCCATAACTTGAAGAAGATTCATTCTTTCATTCATCAATTCTGTTTGCTTTAACTCTGCAAAATGATTGTCATATAAGTAATCATATTGAATATGATCACTCATCCAATCCCATTCTTCTGGAGTAACAATATTCTTTAAGATAAGTTGAGTTCTCAACATATCATGAAAAAGACCGCTAAATTTTTTCCTAAGTCTTCCTACAAATCTTGAAAACTGAATTTCGTCTCTTAAAATTTCTGAGGACCTTCCTAAATTGAATCCTTGGTCTGCTCCAATTCTAGATTCTGGAATTCCTAAAGATCTATAAAGTTTTTTCTGAAAATACTCAACGTCAGTTAATTCACCAAGATTCTGACCACCAGGTAAGGTAGTAATTTCGGTTCCACGACCACCTTCACGACGAGGAAGCCAGAAGTCCTCAAGCATACTCATATGCTTTTTGTCATCACGTATTTCTCCTGTACTAGAGTCGTAAACAATTTTGTTACGATAGCGACTCATAACTTCTTTAAGATATTGTTCTGCTTTAATCTTAGGGAGATTACCTACATCGATGTAAAAAATTCTACGTTCTGGAGCACGAGACATTCTATAAATGACAAGAGAATCCTCAATCATTCTCAATTGATTCAATGCCTTAATTGCTTTATGCAAATAGGATAAAACAGTTTGTTTATTTCTATCTACCAATCCTGAAGATACAAATGTGAT